ATAATAGAACAAAACGAAGAAATATTAACAATACTCAGAAAGGAGGATAAAGATGGAAGATAAAAAATTAAACAAAAAATTAAAAGAAGACATACATAAATTAAAAGAACAAATATCAGAAGAAGGTATTCAAAGTAATAATAACTTAGAATATCTATACAAACTTGTTGATATTGAAAAAGATTTATGTGAAATAGAAGAAGGAGGAGAAACTATGAGATATAATGATTACGGTCGCTATGGAAGAGATGAATACGGTAGAGATGAGTATGGAAGACGTGGTAATTATAGAGCTAGAGGAAATTACAGAGGAAACGATTATATGGATTCTATGTATAATGAATACAATCGTTATGAAGAAGGTCGTGAACAATACAATAGAGGAGACTACAATGCTAAAGAAGATAGTATTAAAAGCTTAGAATACATGATGGAATCTGCTCTTGATTTAGTTAAGATGTTGTATGATAAAGCTCAATCTCAAGAAGAAATCAATATTATCAGAAAATATACTAAAAAAATGAGTGAAATGTAATGTATAAATTCCATAATCAAAATAGCCATCAAAGATTTATTGATGATTGTAGTATCCGGGCAATTAGTTTAGCCGAAGACAAAACATGGAATTATACTTATGATAAATTGAGCGATATGGCTCGTAGTCGAGGTTTAATGTTTAATAGTGTTGAATTTATTGAAGATTATTTAGATTATAATTATAAGCGAGAATGTCACAGTTCAATAACTGTCGGAGAATTTGCAGACCAACATAGAGAAGGTACTTATTTGGTTACTATGCCTAATCATATAACAGTTGTTATTGATGGCACTATTTATGATACTTTTGATTGTTCAGATAGAATTATGCGTTGTGCTTGGAAAATAAGTTGACAAATAGATAATTTTATGATAAACTTTAACTGTATCGAGAGATACATTACACCGCTATTAAAATGTAATCACTACCTAAACCTCACAAATCTTTGATATAAAAAACCCTTTAAAAGAGGGTTTTTTATTTGACATAGTGTATTTAATTTGATATAATTAATTTGAGATAAGTTAATTAGTTGCTTATTCAATCATGTAGATGATATTAATATCATTGAAAGGAGAGTGTAGTCTTATGGCAGAAAGTTATGCAGGAAAGATTAAGAATAGGGGTTCTCAAAAAGTAGAATCAATATTCAAGACACCAAGCTCTAAAAGTCCTAAAGTAAAAACTGGAGGAGACTTAAGAGCTAAAAAAAGTAGCAAGTAGTTACTGCACTAAAAGACAGCGAAACGGAAACCAACCGAAATTCGTCTAAAAATAGGTAAGGAGATTAAAAATGAAATTTGAAACGGAAAAATTTTTGGATTTTAATATTCAATTATTTGCCGATGAGGCTGATAATGAAGATGATGTTGATGAAACTGAACTTGACGAAGATGAAGTAGAGTTAACTGATTCGGATGCTGATGACGCCGTCAGTAAAGATGACAACAAAGAACAAGACGACATAACATCAAAAAAGGATGTTGAAATAGATAAAACCAAAGCATTTAGCGATAGACTAAAACAAAAAACTCAAGATATTGAAAAAAAATATCAAGATAAATTAAATGCTATTGCTAAAAACAAAGGTTATGATACTTGGGAAGATTTTGAAAAAGCTCAAAATAGAGATACTCTAATTGAAGCTGGAGTAGAAGACCCCGATAAGTTTAGTGATGTTTTAAACAGAATGATTAGTGAAAGTCCAGAAGTAGTAAAAGCTAGAGAAATTATAGAAAAACAAAAGCAAGATGAAAACGATAGAATCATGAATGAAGAATTGAAAATGATTCATGCTATCGATGATAGTATTGAAACACTTGATGATATATCTAGAATGGATAACTGCGACGATGTTATCGAAAAGTTAAACAAAGGATATAGTTTATATGATGCTTATGTATTATGTAACATGAATAGAATAACTCAATTATCAAAGGATAAAAAACAGAAAGATAAAATTAATAATACAAATAGTAAAAGTCATATGAAAACAACTGCTGGTGGTTCAAATGACTATGTTGAAGTTCCTGCTGATGAATATGCTATATACAAAAAGAATTTACCTAATTGGACTGATAAACAAATCAGAGAACATTATGCTAAAAATAAACTTTAAGGAGGATAAAAATGAGTAAGAAAGAAAATAAGAAAGTTGAAGAAATAGTTAATATAGAAGGTGTTAATGAAATTCCTGAAGATGCTGAAGTTGTTGAAGAAGTAGAAATAATAACTAAAGAAGACAATTATACAGGAGACTTAAGAGGTTTCAAAACACTTGCTGAAGCTAAAAATTATCCTAATACTCCAGAATTCCAAAAATTAGATATTGGATGTCGTACTGAGTATACAAATTGGTTAAAAACAATAACAAAGGAGGATTAATTATGTTTAAATTACATAGTAAAGCATCACCTGCTACAGAAGCTATCGAATATGTACCTGCTGGTGCAAATTTAAATCCAGGTGTATTAGTTAAATATTCAAGTGGTGTTTTAGTAGTTGCAACTACTGACCCAGAATATGTAACATTAGGTTCTGCTAAGTCTGGTGAAAAAGTACCTGTTAAAAGAATTCTTGAAGATGAAATTTATGAGACAACTCTAAATGCTGCTGGAACTTCTTTAAAACTAGGTGATAAAGTTACAGTTAGTACTAATGGTGACCAAGCTACAGCCACTACTACTAGCGGAATATTTGAATTAGTAGCAATAGACGGAACTGCTGAAGGTAGTAAAGTCAGAGGATTATTTAGAAGATAGGAGGAAAAATAAATGGCACAAATTATATTTGGTAAAATGTCAGGATTAAACGACTCTATTTATGGTAAGTCAGTTGCTCCTATTAAAGCTTTTTTAGAGGAAGCAATTAAGGCTTATACTGATATGAGTTTCGTTGAAAAAATCTTTAAAATGGTTGATAGTGACAACTATGCTGAAAAATTCACTAGTTTAACTTCACTAGCTCAAGGTTTTATGCCTGTTGGTGAAGGTGGAGCATATCCAAAAGATGAAAGACAAGAAGGATACTCTAAAACATTAGAGCATGAAACTTGGAAAGATTCATTTACAGTAACTCAAGAAATGGTTGAAGATTCTAAGTTACTTGATTTAAATAGAACAGGAGCAAGAGGTTTCATTGATGCATACGCATTAACAAGAGAAAAATATGGTGCTGCATTATTAGTTGGTGCTATATCTGGTACTTCAACAAACTTTAGAGGTATTCAATTAGATTGTACTTGTAATGATGGTTTAAGTATCTTCTCTACAGCACATACATCAATTACTGGAAACGGTGCAACTCAATCTAACAAATTCAGTAATACATTTGATGAAGATGCATTAGGTTTAGTTGAAACTGCTATGCAAAACTTCACAGATGATAATGGTGATGTGTTAACTGTATCTCCAGATACAATCGTTATTCCAAACAACGCTGCAATGAAAAAAGCAGTATTTGCTGCAATTGGAGCAGATAAAGACCCTAACACTTCTAACAATGCATTTAATTATGTATTTGGTAGATGGAATGTTATTACTACTCCATATTTGAACGGTATGCCTTCTGGTGCATGGTTCTTAGTTGACAGTAAATATAATGAAAACTATAATGGTTTATTATTCTGTGATAGAATTCCATTAACAGTAAGTTCTTATATTGATGAAAATACTGATAACAATGTATGGAAAGGTCGTTCAAGATTCGTTGCTGGATGTAACGATTGGAGAGGTATTGCTGTAGCTGGTGTTACAGGTGGAACTACTTTATCCTAATTAAAGCTCTATGGAGAGTCCTAATAGGGCTTTCCATTTTTATTTGCTACCTTTATAGGTAGCATTGAGTAGATACGAAAAGTCTTGACAGAGGCTCAAAAGAGGTTGTTTATAATTGAAAAAATTAAATTCTGTCTTAGATTATAAACGGTGTCTTGGGTGTGTCTATTCAATGGTACTTATAAAAACTAAAAAGGAGATGATTTACATGGCTTATACTTGGGGAGAAATTCAACTTGAAAGTGTTAAAAAAATGTTCTTAAATAACGATATTATTGATGTCAACGATTTAAGAAAAATGAGAAAAGATAATAAATATAAAATATATCTTAATGCTATGGCTCAAGCGGCTAATGAAGGTATAGCAGAATGTATGAAAAGAGGAAGACCTTTTATAAAAACATTTACTTTTACGCAAAGATCAATTGAAAATTCACTTGGTAAAAGATTTGATACAAAATATTACTTGGGTGAAGAGTTAACATATGAAAACAAAGAAGCACGTGCATATTATTTTGAAGTGGACAATAAAGCAATTGTTGATGTTTATAATTTAGATTTAGATAATAATTGGGTACTGCAAGAAACCATAACAAATAAAGGTTCTCAACCTGGAAAATTTACCGCTTATAAAAATTTTTCTAAAACAATAGGTATTAAATTGGTGTTTAAAGGTGAAACAGTTTATTCGTTTAGAAACGTCGCTTTATATACACATAATTATAATATTGATAATTACAATACGAAATACATACCTGACTATAAACCATATTATATATACGATTTACAAGCATTGATTCCTGATTTTTATAAAATAGACAAACTTTATTTTGAAAATTATAGTCACGAATTAATAAATAGAACAGATTATATTTTAGAAGATGGATATACACTTGTTATTGATGATAGATTAGAAGGTAATTTTATAATGAAATATCAATGTTATCCAGATAAAATAGATGAAGAAACCGATGATGACGATGAGATTAATTTACCTGATGAAGTTGCAGTTATATTACCTTTATATATTGCTAGTCAGTTATATAAAGATGATGATATAGCACTCGCTACTCAATATAGAAATGAATTTGAAACGGCTGTTGAAAATATATATCCTAGAAAAGATGATACTAAATTTGTAAGCAAAACAGGATGGATTTAGGAGGTGACTTATGGCTAGTTTTAAAATACCTGAATCACCAACATTTAACTTTTTAGATTTAAATAATCTACAAGGTATGGACTCTTGGAATACAAATCCCAATATAATGCGTTCATCAGATATGTTGAATGTTGTTAAAAAAGAAGGTTTACATCAAGTAAGACATAACGTAAGACAATCTTATATGGTTGGTAAATACGGAACGATTGCCGATGGTGACGATATTCTTTATAAAATAAAATATGTAGGTAAAATAGAAGAGTATGATGAACAAGGAAACACCGTACCGTATTACATTAAAATTTCTGAATATTTAGGCGAATATCAAAAAGAAAATGATTCTAGAATATGTATATCTGTATGGCCTACACCTAAAGTCAGAAACATATTTTATGACTTATCTCAAGAAGAAGGATTTGCTAATTATCGAATTGACTATAGAACAATACCTTTTACTAATTATGGACAAACGGGAAATAGACAAGGTTCATATGAACATATTCAATTTGATGGTAAAGAAAGAGTATTTACTCCAATTGGAATATTATCTTTTGATTGTTCTACAGAAGAAGTTATTGAGATAGTAAATGATGTGGAAAGAACATATTATCAATTACATTTTGAAATAGAAAATGTATTAGATAATCCATATGTACCTACAATAATTTATGGTTCTACACCAGATGGTCTTGATTATACTAGATATGAAGCAATTAACTTATTAACAAATAGAAGACAAGCACAATTTCTATCAGATGGTGTTAGTACAGTATATCATTTACCTGAAAAAAAAGTTAGTAGTTCACATTGTGTTGTTAAAGTTTTACAAGATAATGGTACTTATACCGAAATGACTAGTGGCTTTGAATTAAATTCTCAAGAAGGAACAGTAACATTTTCAAGTGCTCCAAGTAGGTCTCCTGTTGACGGTAAAGATAATATAATTATTGAATATAGTAAACCACCTACATCTGCTGAAGATAACACTTTTACTTTAAATTGTATAGCCGGAGATAATTTATTAGAAGCCAATGTAAATGTCGACAAAAGCGTTGATTTGGATGAACCAGATAAATTAAATGTTTCTTTAACAGCAACTTTTAAAAAAGGTTCTAAATTCAATCCTAGTAAACAGGAAATAAAAGCTGGAAGTTACATGTATGTTTATTTATCTAATAAAACAGTTGGTTTGTTTATTTTACAGAGGGCAGAAGCTACAACTATAAATAATGGAGGAACAGTTACAAAAACACTTACTACTACATTAGATAGAAATAATTTAACATCTTCAACAAATTGGAGTTGTAAACTTCAAGCTGATTATAATAATATTACTTCGACAGAAACAACCATTGTTGTTCCAGGTAGTGTTGGTGGAAATACATCTTTTGGTACTCAAAGATTGACTTGTTTAGGCTTTGCATGGATAGGACTTCAATACAGTGCTTGGGCTGATGCTCATGTTGGTTCTGCTCAAAACGGAAGTGATTCTTATTGGAACGTATATGAAAGTGTTCAATTATGGGTATCAAAAGCAAGTTATCTACAATGTGGAGCTGGTTCTTTGTACGGAGTAATCGATGGTGCTAGAATTTATGCTGGTTCTACTGGTAATATGTATGGTACTTCAACGGTTTATCCTGCAAATCCACTTACAACTTCCAGAAGAATAAATTATGCTGCTGGTAAAACATCTGTTACAATAGGTGCTTATATGCAGTTCGGTAGTGTAGTTTATTTAAGCGGTCAACCTGTTACAGAAATGAGTGCTGGTTTAACAACATTAGCGTTACCTTCTATAAATCTACCACATACAAGTACTACAGGAACAACTACTAAAACTCCTGCTTCTGTATCCGGTGCAAATTCATATGATGAAACATCAGACCCTAGTTATAAAATAAGTTATGATAATGTAGTTCCTGGTTCTGCTAGACTTGCTTGTTATTACGGTGCTAAATGTGTTGCTGTATATGGTTATGAATCAGACAGACGTGTATTTGTTAGTGACGGTACTAACAAAGATACTTATTCGGGTGTAACAACCGATGGTAAATCATCAATATATTATTTCCCAGATGATAATTATAATGTACTTGGTGAAGATACGGAAATATTAGGATATGCACAAAAACATGGCTATTTGTTTACATTTAAACGAGGAGAAGATTCAGTATATGTTAGATATGGTACAACTCAAAATAATGTAACAGTATTTCCATCTAGTGTTGTTACTAGAAATTTACAAGTATTATCCAGACCAATACAGATAAATGACGAAATACTTCTTGTAACCAGAGATGGTATTAAGTCAATCAGTTATATATCTAATGAAGTTCGAGCAGAACTTAGAAGTTATTTTATAAATAATTATTTTGAATTAAGTGCTGATTATAATTATGACAGAATGACTTGGTTTGTTGATGATAATCTACTTCATATATTTTTAGATAAATATGAGTTTACTTGTGATTTGGTAACAAAAAGTTATGTTCGAGAAGGTGTTGGAGCAAGTGGAAGTAGTTCTGCTACAACATTAAGTTTCCAATATGAATGGTATGTATCGGAAATAGATTGGTTAGATAATAGACAATCACCTTTAGTTACAACATATCAACCAAAAGATTTTGAAAGACAATCAGAAGGTATTGTATATGATAGCCAAAGAGAAATTGGTTATTCACCAGAAGGTATATATGAATTTTTCTATAATGATTATAAAGTTGATGTTCTCTTTAAAATAGAAAATGAAGTATTAAAAACTTATTACAAACCGATAAAAGCTCATTACATAACACCTTTCTTAAATATGGGTGCTATTAATGTTGCAAAAACTATCAAATATGTGTATATTAATACTAGGTCAAGGAACGGAGATATGTTTGCTGTGGGTTACATTGATGAAAATGGTGTTACAGAAACAATGCAGAAAGAATATACACAAATAGAAGACTATACAACAAAATTAAAAAATAGTCTGATACCTTTTCCTAAACTAATTCAAATTAAAAGTAAGATACGTAAGTTTATGAATGTAAAACTTTATATTCAAAATAGAGCAGAATTAGATAATACAACTTTCATACAAGAAAAAAATATAGGTGACTATGGAAACATGACTTTTGATAGAATACTTATTCAATATCAAGTTGCAGGAAAATACAGAGGTGAGTAATAATGCCGAATGTAGGATATAATAAAAGATTTACACCAAAGTATGATAATGATTTGATACCTAAATGGTTCTTTGATGATACAATTATAAATGAAATTTTCATTACAGGAGAAGTTAAATCTTATATGGGAGGTAATGTTCCCGAAGGTTGGCTTCTCTGTGATGGAAGTGAATTATCGAGAAATCATTATCCAAAATTATTTAGTGTTATAGGAACTGAATATGGTGTTGGAGATGGAATATCAACATTTTTAATACCGAATATTACAGATGAAGATAGTATATTAGGATATAAAATAATTAAATATTAAAGGAGGAATGAATATGGCAAGTACAGCAGCAGATATAATCGCTAGTGCTAAAGCCGAGGCTGAAGCTGCTAGACAAAGTGCTTTGAGTAGTTTGAGTGGAATGACTACTGACCTAACAAACGCATATAATCAACAGCAAGCAGCAACTACAGCAGGATATCAAAACACTTTGAATCAGTTACAAAATGCATATCAACGTGATGCTAAAGCAGCTTATGGAAATTATATGTCAGAAAGACAGAATTTAAATAATCAATTAACTAGATTAGGACTTCAAAACAGTGGATACGGTGTTAGTCAAGAATTGATTGCAGGTGCTGGTTATTCTAAAAATTTAGCAGGATTACAAAGTGCTTTATCTACTAATACTGCAAATACTAATGTACAACAGCAACAGGCTCTTGCTGATTTGTATAATACATATGCTAGAAATAAATTATCGGCAGATCAATTTGCTTATGAAGCAGGTCAAAATGCATATGATAGAATGTATAGTAATGTTTATCAAGCTAGACAAGATGAAATTGCAAATGCTTTACAACAACAATACTATAACTATTTAATGAGTCAGGGTAGAGGTGGTGGCGGATATAGCAGTGGTGGAGGAGGTTCAAGAAGCAGAAATTCAAAAAACAATAATTCTAACGATGATATTGAATTAACAGAAAAAACTAATAATCCTTCTGCTAAAAAAGGAATTTCTATAAAAGTTACAGACACGGGTAAAAATTTAACAGATAAATTATCTGGTTTGAAAAACTTTGCTGGTGGTACTGAAATAATGAAAAAAGAACTTCAAAATCAATACAACAAAGGAAAGATAACAGCTGGAGATGTTAATTTTGCAATTAACAGATTGAAACTTAGATAGGGGTTGATACAATGAGTTTATTGGATGATATACTAAACAATAAAGTTTCTAGTAATAATTCCTCACAAAAAACAAGTTCTCCTCGTAAAAAACTATTAAATGACATAGTTAACAATAGGATTGATACAACTCCTCAATCCCCAGATATGGATTATTCACAATCAATGGCAGCTAGATTGGGAGCTAGAAATAGAGCAAATCTTACATTAGGAAAAAGTAATAATAAAATGTATGATTTCTCTGTTTCTAGACTTGAAACAGACGCTTTTCGTAAATATCAAAGTAGTAGAACAGCAAATAAAGATTACTTAAAAGCTTATTCTGATTACATGAATAACCCAAATAAAGAAACCAAACAAGCTTTGGATATTGCTAAGAAAAATAGACGTAAAGCTTCAGATGCATATAAAATATCACGAGGAGAGGCTATGGAGGCTTTGGCTAAACAAAATTATGAAGACGCCAATCCTCTATATAAAGCCGGTGTAAAATTAGTAGAACCTTTTGTTAGTCCTATTGTTGATTTAACAAGTACACTAACTACAAAAAAAGTTAAAGATTCAGAAGGCAAAGATAAATATGTAGATACAACAGGTTTTGATGCTATCCACAAAGCAGTGACTAAAGACGATGGTTCTCTATTGTCTAAAGGTTATA